GGAGAAGTATTTATCTCCCTCTAATAAATATACTATCTATTTCCTAATTAGGAAGTAGATGTGCTGTGAATATTTCCGTGGAACTGTTCTGGTCCATAGTTCAATCCAACCTCACCATAAAGTTGGAAATTGAAAGCAGCACCAGTTTGTGCCAATGGTTCAACAAAGAAATGTCCTTTTCCTGGAATATCTAAAAATACAGGAGCGACATATGCCATATCCACAATTAATACTTGTGAAGCAGGGATCTGTCTTGCGTATTGTATTCCGATTTCACCGAAATCAGTTTCTATTGTTGTTATATTTACACCACCAATGTTTCTATCTCTTGGGGCTAGTGCCAATGCAGATGAGAACAATGAAGATATTTTTTGTTTGTTAAAAGCGTTAGCAAAGATAACTGGTTGCTCAAATGGAGCACCATTATCTGCCATACTTTTAAGACAAGCATCAATATCTGCTTGTGTAAGTGCATCTCCTCCAGCATTTATCTTGTTAGTTGTAAGTGCTGCACCAAGACCTCTGGTCTTTCTTGCAGTAGATACATCTGTATCAGCTTGATATGTGCCTTGAAAGAATGAGAACTCAATATCTCTAGCAGCTCTTTTCATAGCTAAGTCTAGTTGGAAAGCAAGTTCATCTTGAACTGGCTGATTTCCAAGTATTGATTCTCCACTTATGTTACCAGTAGCAGCTTGTTTTGTGTAGGAAACCTGTACACCATATTGCATAA